TACTTATGTTTCTAGATTTAAAAATCCAAATTTTGGACCTGTATTGATTGATGTATCTAATATAATATTATCTAGTTTGAATTATTTTGTTACACAACCACCATTTTTATCTTATATTTATAAAAAAGATGTAGTAGCTACTTTTTTTGGTGGAGATAAAAAGTATGATGGTACTAATAATACAGGTCTAACTTATTGGTCATTAAGTGGTATGATTGGAACTGAAATAATATCAATAAGTAATTATAATACTAGATTCAAAAATCCAAATACTGGATATCAATTAATTGATATTTCTAATATATTATTAGCTGGTTTAACATACACGAATTATAATGTAATTCCAGTACCACCAATTACAGCTTTTATTAGCCAAAAAGAAGTAGTATTAACTTTTTATAATGGATCAAAAATATATAATTCTAATAGAAATGCGGGTAACGATCTTTATGGAACTATTAGTGGTATTATTGGAATTGAAATTGTTACAATTTCTAGTTTTATTGGAACATTTAAAGATCCTAATGTTGGATTAGTTTTGATTGATATTTCTAATATTATTTTAAAGGGACCAACAAGTTTTAACTATATTATTAAAGCAGTACCACCTATTTTAAGACAAATATATCAAAAAGCGTTAATTGCAAAGTTTACAGGGGGAGAAAAGATATATGATAGTACTAATAATACAGGACCAATATATTGGTCATTAAGTGGACAAGTAGCTAATGAAATAATAACAATTAGTACTTATGTTTCTAGATTTAAAAATCCAAATTTTGGACCTGTATTGATTGATGTATCTAATATAATATTATCTAGTTTGAATTATTTTGTTACACAACCACCATTTTTATCTTATATTTATAAAAAAAATATAGTAGCAAGTTTTTTTGGTGGAGATAAAATTTATGATAGTACAAATAATACAGGACCAACATATTGGTCATTAAGTGGTATAATTGGAAGTGAAATATTAATAATAAGTACTTATGATACAAGATTCAAAAATCCAAATATTGGATATCAATTAATTGATATTTCAAATATAGTATTAGTTGGTTTAACAAATACTAACTATAATTTAATTCCAGTACCACCAATTACAGCTTTTATAAGTCAAAAAGAAGTAGTATTAACTTTTTATAATGGATCTAAAATATATGATTCTTTAAGAAATGCTGGTAATGATCTTTATGGAACTATTAGTGGTATTATTGGAACTGAAAATGTAACAATTTCTAGTTTTATTGGCACATTTAAAGATCCTAATGTAGGTATAGTTTTAATTGATATATCGAATATAATGTTAAAGGGGTCAACAAGTTTTAATTATTTTATAAAACCAGTACCACCATTATTAGCCACAATATATTTAAAGTCATTAATAGTTAATATTTTTGGTGGTTCTAAAATATATAATAAACAATTAAATACAGGAGAAATAACTATGAGTTTAAGTGGTATTGTAACTAATGAATATGTTTTTGTTAAAAGTTTTAATTCTCAATTTAGTAATTTTAATGCTGGACTTAATAGTATAATAATAACAAATATATTATTAGCAGGTGATACATCAAATAATTATATAGCACCTATTCCAAATTATTCAGCCATAATACATCAAAAACCTATTATGATAAATTCACTTATTAAAAATAAAGTATATGATACAACATCAGTTATTAATTCCACTTTTTTACCTTATATTACAAATGTAGAAGCAGGAGATACAGTATCAATACTTAGTTACAATGCAAACTTTACTTCAAAGAATGCTGGAGAAAATACTATTGATATTTCAAATATAGTTATTTTTGGTAATAATTTTCCGAATTATAAATCAAATTTTAAAATTTCAATTAGTGGTTATATAAATTATAGACCATTAACAATAACATTTGGAGGTTTGAATAAAACATACGATGGTATTAGAAATGCATATAATTTATCTTATATAATAACAAATAATCTAGATCCAATTACAATTACTTATTATGATGCCAATTTTAAAAGTCAAAATATAGGTAAAGGTATTATTGATATTTCAAATGTTACATTAAGTGGAAGCGCTGTAAATAATTATTTTATATTACCAATATTATCATCGTCTGGTACAATTACTATAAGAAACCTATTCCCAACATTTTCAGGAGGAACAAAAATATATGATAAAACAGTAATCCCAGGACCATTAACATATTCAATAATAAATATTGCGAATAATGAAAATATTGATATAGCTAGTTATACAAGTCAATTTAATTCATCTCAAGTAGGTCAAAGAAGAATTGATATATCAAATATTATACTTTCTGGTTCAACACTAGATAATTATAATATAATTCCAACTCCACCTATTTATACAACAATAAATAAAAAACCAGCAGGATTTGGTATTGCAAATTCAATAAAAATTTATAATGCTCTAACAAATTTAGGTCCAAATTTTTATGGTTATTTTACTGATATTATTGAAGGTGATAATATTTTATTTTTAAATTTATTAGGTGTTTATACAGATATAAATTGTGGCAATAATGTTCCAATAAATGCTACAACTTTTAGTATAGGAGGATCTGATAGTGGTAATTATTCTTTTACATTTTTATCATCAAGTGGAATAATAACACCAAAAAGCATGACTTTATCATTCACAGGAGGAACAAAAAAATATGATACAACATATGATACAGGCACTATATCTGGTATTTTTACTGGAATTTTATCTGGTGATAACATAACATTAAAATCATATGAAAGTAAATTTAGAACTAATCAAACGGGATTTCAAATTATTGATGTTTCAAATGTTACATTTGGTGGTTCTGATGCAAATAATTATTATGCAACAAATAACTTATCTTTTTTGAGTAGAATATTCCCAGCAGATGTATATGCATTATTTAGTGTAGGTAATAAAATATATGATGGTACAAATATTGTATATGATGCTAGTGGAACTTTATATAATGTGTATCCTAATGATAATTTGTTAATTCAATCTTTTAATGCAAAATATGCAATACCTGATTCAGGTTATAATCGGGTTGATATATCAAATGTTATTTTAGGTGGAAGCGATGTTATAAATTACAATTTACTTCCAGTAACACCAGCATATAGTAGTATCTATGGATCTAATGTTTTTATTTATATATATGGAGGTGATAAAATTTATGATAAAACTAATTTAACAGGTCCTTTTAATTTAGTATCATTAAGCGGTAGTTTTGAAAATATAAAAATAATTTCATTTAAATCAACTTATACAAATATTAATTATGGATATCAATTAATAACAATATCAAATCTTGTTTTTTCAAGTTCAGCAATTAATAATTATAACATTAATATTTTACCTGTTTATGGTTTTATATCATCCAAACCAATTACTGTTTCATTTTTTAATATTAATAAAATTTATGATAAAACAAATAATATATTAAATACAATAAGTGCTTCATTAAATTCAGTTATTGAAAATGATAATATATATATTACAAGTTTTACAGGTAAATATAAAAATTATTTAGTTGGAAATACACAATTAGACATATCAAATATAGTTGTTAATGGAACTAGTGTAAACAACTATACAATTATAAATCCACCACCATTAAATGCACAAATTATTCAAAGACCTACTAATGCATTATTTTATGGAGGTAATAAAAGATATGATGGTACCAATACAGTTAGTGAATTACAATATATTTTAACAAATATTATAGAAAGTGATAATGTTATAATTCAATCTTATAATGCAATTTTTGATAATATATTTGTTGGAACTAGAAATATTATATTTTCTAATCCAATATTATCTGGTTCAGATAGTAATAATTATTCAATTCAACCAATAACTAGTATTTCAGCAACTATATTAAAAAAATTTTGTGAAGTAACATTCACAGTAAATAATAAAATTTATGATAATAATAATATTGCTTATTTAATAAATCCAATTTTATCTGATATAATTTTAAATGATATTAATGATGTATTTGTTTATAGTTATTTATCAACTTATGATACAATTTATGTTGGTATTAATAAATCAGTAACTGTTACAGATATAACATTATCTGGATCAAAAAGTCAAAACTATGATTTACTTAATAAAACAATATATTTATTTGGTGTAATTGAATCAAAATTGATTTTAACAAAACCAATTGTAATGACTAAAATTTACGATCAAAATACAATAGCATATTTATCAAATATTACATTATCAGGTGTTTATAGTTCAGATATTAATTATATAAATGTTTTTGATTACAATTCTTTTTATAATGATAATTTAGTGGGTATAAATAAAACAGTTACAGTTAATAATATAACATTAAGTGGATTATTAGCGTATAATTATTATACGATACCTATTACAACATTAGGTAATATAAACAAAAAAGAATTATTTATTACATTTACAGGTGTTGATAAAGGATTTGATAATAATACAAATGCAACTGTTATCAATCCAGTTATTAATGGTATTATAAGTGAAGATGTTGTGTATTTATTATCATATAATTCTAATTTTATTAATAGAGATGTAGGAATAAATAAAGTTATTTTAGTTAATAATATAGTATTAACTGGTGCATCTTCCATAAATTATATTAGCATTAGTTCTTATACACAAGCTAATATATTAACAAATACACAAACTACATTAACAATACCAAATACTAACTCAACGTATCAAGATATATCAAATAATATTATTGTTTCATTTGGACAAATATTCGAAAGACAAACATTAAATTTTACAAATACTGTTGTTGGAATAAATAATTTATATGCATTTTTAAGAAATGGTTTTATTTTTAATGATTTAACTTATCAAAATATAGATGGTATAATAAATAATATTTCTTATAATAATCAAAGTAGTTATATTATTTCTTCTATATCAGGAACTATTTATATTTCTAACAATAATTTTAATACAATAAATAAAATTAATCTTGGCATTATACAAAATATTATTAATAGTACACAAATATATATTAATACAGGATTTTTAATAACAACTAATCAAATATATAAAACAATAAATGGAGGTAATCAATGGTTTAATGTTTATACAGATATTAGCAACCAATTTACTAATATAACATCAATAGATGCTAGTAATATTTTTATAATAGGATCATTTGGTTTGATATTAACAACAAAAAATGGTGGTTTTTCATGGTCATATAGAAATTTAATAAATCAAAAATTTAATTCAATAATTATGTATGATTTATTTTCAGGATTTATTGTTGGTAATAATGGTATTATTTATAAAACATTAGATGGTAATAATTGGACATTAACAACATATACAACAAATAATTTAAACAGTATTTATTCAATAAATAAAAATGATATTATAGTTGTTGGTGATAATGGTCTAATAATAAGATCTTTTACAAGAGGCATAATTTGGTTTAATTTAACAAGTGGTACAACCGAAAATTTGGTATCAATATATTCATCAAATACAAATAATATAAGAATAGGTGGTACAAATGGATTAGTATTAAATTATATATTAACTCCATCTGGATTATTAAGTGTTTTTGATAATAATAATATATTATTTACACAACCTGTAAATACAACAAATTCACAATTTATTTTTAGTTTTACTAATTATAGTGTTAAAAGATATTTTATTTCAGCATCATTTTTACCTTTTAGACCGGATTTTTATACATCATCAAGTACAAATACAATATTATTAATAATTAAACCAAAATTAATATATTCAAATACAACAACCCAACTATTATTTGATAATATTGTTCCTACATACTCTGAAATTCCTTTTTATGATCAATCAGGAGGTACATTTACAATTATAGATTCAGTTGGAAATTTAGTTTCAACACAAAAAGCAATTATAAGTAATACTGGTCAAATAATGTTTGATACGAATATTCCAGTTAATAGATATACTATAATACCAATATATAGTTTAAATAATACATCAAATCAAGTATCATATAGAATTAATGTTTTACCAAATATAATTTATGAAAATAGTCAAATATCAATATTATATTTACAAACACAAACAATTAGTAGACCATATGTTAATCCACAAAATGGATTTTTTACTATTTCAGATAGGATAGGAAGTTTAGTAAGAAATGGTAATGCTATTATTAATACAATATCAGGAATAATAACTATTTTTAACACAACACCTGTATCAAATAATATAATTAATGTTATCTATACATTTAATAATTTATCAAATTTATTTGCATTAAATGTTATTATTAATTCTATTATTATTTATAGTGTTGGAATTATAAATCTAGAATATTTAACAGGTGGTACTTCTGAAACACCATTTGTTAATCCAACTGGTGGTATATTTACAATAAGTGATATCTCTGGAAATTTAGCTTTTAGTAATAGAGTTAGAATTGGCACAACTGGAATTATAAATTTTAGTAATAATATACCTGTTGGATTTTATGATTTTAATGTATCTTATAATATAAGAGGAATAATACAAAAAACACAATATAAATTAAATGCAATGCCATCATTTCGTTATATAGAAAATACAAAAATAATTAATTATGATAGACCAATAACAGATAGTTCTTCGATTCCAATTGTTATACCTTCCGGAGGATACTTTATTTTTAATGATTTATCAGGAGGTTTAATAAGCAAAAATTTTATAACAACTGATTATAATACAGGTAAAATATTTTATTTAGATAATACATACCCTGATAATTATTCATTATTTATTACTTATTATAATAATTTAGCATATAAGAGTTTGATTTATAATGTAATAGTAAGACCTTCTATTAAATACGAACCACCTTTTTTGACAATAATTTATAACACTGAAACAAAATCAAAAGCTCCAAATGCTGTACCTCTGGGAGGTACTTTTATAATTACTGAATTAGATAATATTTTATATCAAACAAAATTTATTGATATAAGTGCAACTAGTGGAATAATATATGTTAATACAAATCCAAGTAGTACAATAAATATTGGAATATATAATTTTAGAATATTTTATACAGTTAATGGTAATACAAATAATAATACTTTCACATTAAATGTTACACCTTTATTTTATTATTCTATTAATACATTTTATTTAGATTTTGATAATTCTGGAAATTCAGTATCAGGTTTTGTTTATCCTGTAAGTGGTATTTTTTCAATATCTGGATTTATAACAAACAAAATTAGAATAAATCAAATAAATGGAGTATTAACTTTTGATAGATTTATATATCCTGATAATTATATTATTCCAGTTTTATATACTATAAATAAATTAGCAACACAATTTTTATATTATCTAACTGTTTTTCCTACAATATTTTATAATAGTTTAACACAATTATATGAACAAACAACAACACAATATTCTGAAAAACCATATGTTAATCCACAAAATGGCTTATTTTTACTATATGATGTAAGCAATAATTATGTTAGTATAGATACTTCCGGTATTGTAGCAATTCAACAAAATATTGATGTTGGAATTTATAATTTTAATATAAGATATATAGTAAATAATATTATAGCAAATACAATATTTAATTTAATTGTAAAGCCTAATTTGACAATAATTAATGATTATATTGAATTACAATTTACAAGAGAATTCATTTATTACTCAGAACGACCATATGTAAATCAACAAAATGGTATTTTTACATTAAAAGATATTGTTGGTAATTTAAAATCAAATGGCTTTTCAAATATTAATGCAAATACAGGTATAATTACAATTAATACTGGAATATTAGTAGGTACATATATTTTACAAACTATTTATACATTAAATAATTCACATAATAGTGTTAATACAACTATTGTTATAAAACCAGAGTATTATTATTCAATATCATCAATCATTATAAATTATGGTTTAACTTCTGGTACCAATAGACCAAATACATTTCCAAATGGAGGTATATTTAATGTTTATGATACCTCATTTAATTTAACAAACTATGCAAATACATCATTTGTTGTAAATAAAAATACAGGAATAGTTTTTGTGAATAATAATGTTAATGTTGGTAAATATATTTTTTTAATTGATTATTTAGTAAATCAAATCAAAACCATAGGATATTTTAATCTATTGGTTATTCCTAATTTAATTTATTACATTAATCAACAAACAATACTATATAATGATTCAACAATATCAACTGAACCTGATTATAGCCAAAAATCAGGTTTATTTACAATTTTTGATTTTAGTAATAATTTTGTTTTAAATAATTTAGTTACAATTGATACTAGTGGTATAATTTATTTTAACAAAGGTATTAATGTAGGTAAAAATTTATTTATTATAAATTATAATTTAAATTATGTTGATAATCAAACTACATATACATTAAATGTTTTACCAATAGTAAATTATATACCTTCAACAATTTATTTATTATATCAAAGAGGCGGAGTATCATATTCATCAACCCCTATTTATGAACAATTAAATGGATTTTTTACAATAAAAGATTATATTGGTGAATTGGTATTAAATAATACTGTAAAAATAGATATTTCAACTGGGATAATTACTTTCAATGATTTAATTAGTGTTGATAATTATTCTTTTGTAATATTTTATACATTAAATAATTTACAAAATACAACAATTTATAATTTAGTTATACAACCAAATTTAAATTATTCAGTTGGTACATTAAATATATTTTTTGGTTTAGGAGGACAATCTGAAAGACCTAATGTAAATCCTACTAATGGTATATTTACTATTTATGATAGTTCAGGAGGTAGTATTATTAGTGAATATTTAGTTACAATTAATAGTAATAATGGAACCATATTTGTTACTGAAAATATAGATGTTGGGACATATCAAGTAAATGTTATTTTTACTGTTAATGGTAATTCATTAAATTTTATTTATGATATAGTTATACAACCAAATTTAAGTTACAGAATTAATACCAAAGTAATAGATTACGGTTTATCAAGTACATCCGTTTTACCAATCATTAAGCCAATTGGAGGAGTATTTACATTATCATATGTTAATTCATTATCTGGGAAAGTTTTAATAGATCAAAATAGTGGACAAATAATTTTTCCTAATGATATTGATGTTGGTTATTATACCATATTAGTAAATTATACTTTTAATTATACAACAACAACAGTTAACTATTATTTAACAATAAATCCTGTATTGATTTATACACAAACTAGTCAAACAATTCTATATAATCATGATTTGACTTATTCTGAAAGTCCAGTTTATTATCAAAAATATGGTACTTTTCAATTATTAGATATATCAAACACTGTAATTCAAAATAATTTAGTAACAGTTGATAGTTCAGGCATAATAAATTTTAAAAATTATATTAATATTGGAAACTATGGTTTTATAGTTCAATATACATTAAATTCAGTAAGTATAGGAATATTTTATACTCTATTTGTTATACCCAATATTAGTTATAGTAATAATAAAAATTATATACTTTACAAAGATTCTTATAACTCAGGATTACCATATGTAGATCCCAGTGGAGGAATTTTTATTTTTTCTGATATTAGTGGTGATATGATAAGCAATAATTTAATAAATACAAATAATTTAACTGGAATAATAACAATAACAAATAGTGTGAATGTTGGATTTTATACATTATTAGTTACATATATAATAAATGATATAAGAAATAGTACTGAACTTGTTTTGAATATTATTCCAATAATTCAATATAGTATTGGTTTTGGATCAAAATCATATAGTACAGTTGTATTTTCTGAAATACCATTTGTAGATCAAGCAGGTGGTATATTTTATACAGATGATTATCCAGGATTAATAATTGATACATCAAATGGAAAGATAAAATTTAATTCCGATTTAGATGTTGATAATTATAATTTTAATATTTATTATAAATTAAATGGAATAACAAATAAATTTATTTATAAATATTTAGTTAAGCCTTTGATTGATTACGATTCTTTATTTTTAAATACTGTTTATAATACATCAATTAGTACAAATCGTACAATTTATGATCCACTTGGAGGAATTTTTTATTTAACAACATTAGATTCATCAATAGTTCAAAATTATTTTGATATAAGTTATATAATTATTAGTCAAGAAACAGGAAAAGTTTATTTTGATCAAAATATTGAAGTTGGTAAATATTATATTATAGTTAATTATATTTTTAATAATATACTAAATTCAGTAATGTTAACATATATTATGAAACCATATATATTATATTCAATTGGTAGTTTATCTACATTATATCGTGATATAAGTTATTCAGAAGTACCAATCGGACTACCATATGGTGGTTATTATAATGCAACAGTCCCTAGAATTAGTTTAATATATACAGGTATTAGTATTAATCGCGCAACTGGTATTATAAGATTTGGTTTTGTAAATGCAGGTAGTTGGACTTTAACATGTTCATATACATATAATAATGTAACAGCTACACAAATATATAAGTTAAATGTTTTAGCTGGAATATTTTATGAACCTCCATATGAAGTTATACCTTATAATAGTACTTTCACTACAGATATACCTACTGAAAAAGTACCAGGAGGAACATATAGTTTAGTTGAAACTATATCAGGATTTAGTATAAATACAAATGATGGCAGATTAACATTTTTAAATTTAGATGCAGGTGTTTACTATGTTGGATTAAGATACTTACTTTTTCAAAGTGAAATAGTTATAAATTATACATTAGTTGTAAAACCAACAATTATTTATAATCCAAATAAAATTGAAACGACATATACTAATCCTATAAATTCAGAATATCCTACCTATATACCAAAAGGAGGTATTTTTTATATTCAAAATAGTGATCCTAATAATCCTAATCTTACAAAAGATATAAGTATAGATATAAGTAATGGTTTAATACAAACAAATTCATTATTAAAAGTTGATTTGTATAATATATTAGTTAATTATGAAATAAATGAATCTACTGAAACTGTTCCATTTACAGTTAGTGTTTATCCAAATTTTACATATCCAATTGGATTTTTAAATGTTATATATGGTTCTAATTATTATAGTGAAATGGCACAAGTTAATCCAAATAGAGGTATTTATGAATCAATTGATAAAAATTTTTCAATAGATACTTCAGGTGGTAGATTGTTTATTTCAAATATTAATAGTGTAGGAAAATATGCGTTACCTATCAAATATACATTTAATGATATGAGTGTTATATATAATTATAGATTAATCATTAACCCTTTAATAAAATATAGTAAATCAAATTATTTATCAATTTATGATAATACATTTAAATCAGATATACCAATAGCAAAAGAATCTAATGGTACTTTTCAAATAAAGTTAGTAAATAGTACATTTCCATTAGGTATAGGATATAATTCAACAAATATTGATATTTATGATGATAATAAACTTATTTTTAATCCATTATCAGGAGTTTTATATTTTGGAAATAAAATAAAAGTAGGCTTTTATAATTTTAATATTAAATATATAATAACAGATTTAAGTTCTAATGTTAATTTTAATTATACAGTTTTACCAAATGTTTACTATACACCTAACTCATTAGAATTGGGATATCAAACTGTTGGTACAACAAAAATTCCATTTAGAGATCAATCAGGTGGATTTTTTAGTTTTAGTAATACAATTGATTTTATTAATCAAATTGGAAAAATAAATTTAAATAATAAAACAGGAGTTATTTCATTATATAAAGGTATTGATGTAGGTTTGTATAATTTTAAAGTTAGTTATAAATTAAATAATATATCTAATATAGCTGATTTCTATCTTAATATTAAACCAATATTTTATTATTTAAATAACACTAAAACATTAATTTATAATTCATCTGGTTATTCAGATTTTCCATATGTTTTAACAGGAGGAGGTAGATTTTATTTATATGATATTAGTGGACAAAAATCTGAAAATTTTGATATAAATTTATATTCTGGAGTTATTTTTATCAATAAATTATTTGTTGGTAATTATACAATCACATTAAAATATGTTTATAATGGTTCTTTTACTTTGACAAACTATAATATTATTATTATTCCATATATTAATTATCCTATTGGAAGAAAAACAATAAGTTATAGTGATATGGATAACTCTGAAATTCCAATTGGATTAGAAACTGGAGGTGTATGGAGTTTTTATAATTTAGATGATTATGGAATTCAATCTTCAAAATTATACATAAATTCATCATCAGGAATAATATATTTTAATTCTTATATTAATAGTGGTATATACAATACATATATATCATACACAGTTAAAAACTTATCTAATATATTTAATTATATTTTAAATGTTGATCCATATTTAAGTTATGATATTTCAAACTCTATTAATTTACTTTACAATAGTCAAATTATAGATACAAATAAAAATATAATTTATAAAACAAATGAACCGATAATATCTCCTATTGGGGGTATATTTTGTTTTAAAGATAATAGTAATAATTTAATACAAAATAATATTGAAATTAATAAATATACAGGACAAATTTTTATTTATAATAAACCAAAAGTAAATAGTTACACATATATTCCAGAATATTATATTAAAAATCTTAAAACAAGTTATCCAATTAAAATTAATATTTATCCCAACTTTAATTATTCAAATAAAAATATTATTATATATTACAATACTAATAATACATTTACACAAACAACTATACCATATTATGATCCATCTGGTGGTGTATTTAAATTTGTTAATCCTATAGATTTTAATTTATTTAACAAAACAGAAATTAAAAGTAATGGTCAAATTGTTTTTAATAATAATATAATTATAGGTAATTATAACTTAGGTATTAACTATATTAAAACAAATATATCAACATTTTTGTTTAATGTCTATGTATTTGCAACAGTTACATACAAAACAAATGTATTAAATATTTTATATAATAATGAAGGGTATTCATTACTTCCAACTGTAATACCTTATGGTGGCGTTTTTGATATTAGTAATAATATTTATAATCAAAATATAAATTCAACAACAGGACTATTAAAATTTTCAGGTTTAGAAATTGGATCATACACATTTGTTATTAACTATCTATATGATAATATTACAACAAAAGTGATGTATTATGTCAATATAATTTCATTAATAACATATAATCCTTCTATTAAAATAGAAAATTATTCATTTGGAGGATCTACTAATAGTCCTTTTGTTGATTTAAGAGGTGGTTTATTTACAATACCATATAATTTTATTAATTATAATATAAGTATTGATTCATCTAATGGTATTATAAAATTTAAAAATAATACACCTGTTTCTAATTATAATATTCCAGTATCATATTCAGTAAATAATTTATCTAAATCTGTAATTTTTAATTTAATAATTCAACCCTATTATTATTATGATATTTCTTCAATTATACTTAATTATAATAATAGTTATGTTACTAAATTACCATTTATTAATCCAAAAGGTGGATTATTTGAAGTTAAAGTATATGATAATCATTTAAATTATGTTCCAACAAATAAAATTAGTATTACAGTATCTGGTATTATAATAATTAATAATGTGGATATAAGTAGTTATATTATTTCTTCTATTTATAAATATACAAATGTACAATCAACTTACAATATATATTTAATTGTTAAACCAATATTTTATTATTCTATAATTAATAAAGTTGTTTATAAACAAAATAATTATTCTACAATACCATTTACTAATCCAAATAATGGATTATTTACAAGTTTAAATATGAATATAGGTAATATTGATAATGATGGAATAATAAAATTTAATGAAGAATTAGATGTAAGTAATTATATTATTCCAATTGAATATACAAAAAATTTTATATCAACAGTTTATAACTATAATTTTAATGTTGTTCCATATATAAATTATAATCAAAATAATACACAACATATTGGTAAAACTACATTTACTACAATTTCAGCAATTGTTTTACCTATTGATGGTTACTTTTATTTACAAAATAATTCTAATCCATCAATACAAATTGATAATTATTTGGGTAATCTTTATTTTGATACAAATGTAAATGTTAATATTTATAATATTAATGTTGCCTATAAATATAATAATTTAATAAATACATTTACATATACCCATAGTGTTTTACCTTCTATTTATTATGAAGATGATAAATTTAATTATGGTTTAGAAAATTATTCAAAACGTCCAATAACTAATACAAATAATGCGTATTTTTCAATTGAATTTATACCTGAAAAATTTATTCAAATAGATTCGATAACTATTGATAGTTCTTCTGGTATTATAAGATTTAAAGATGATTTAGTTATTGGTTCAAATAGTTTTTATGTAATTATAACGAAAAATAGTTTAACCAATATACACTTATATAAATTTGTTGTAAATCCAAATATTCAATATGAAAATTCATATGTATTAAATTATGGAAATACAATATTAATATCACCAATTATATATAATCCAATATTTGGTACTTTTACATTATTTTCAAATTATAATTTTATAACTCTTAAAAATGAATACACAGGTGAAATAAATATTGATGGTACACAAATAGGATTATTTAATTTTAATGTTGTATATAGTATTACCGATGCGTCAAATATATCAAATATATCAGTTCAAATAAAGCCTGTTATTAATTATCCACAAAATTATGAATTTACTTATGGTAATAATGAAAGTACAGATCAGCCAATTGTTAGTGTAAACGGTGGAAAATTTTATAATTATCAAAATTTTAATAATATAAATTTAGATAACAATACTGGTATTATATCAATAAATGATTTAACTGATGTTAGTAGTTATAATATGAATGTTTATTATGTAATATTTGATATAAGTTCTTATACAACAGTAAATATTACAGTTAAACCAGAAGTTTTTTATAATGATTCTTTACCTATTGAGTATGGAATGAATGGGTTTACTAATACACCATTAATAAATCCAATTAACGGTATTTTTTATTTAATAGATAATATTGATGGTATAACTATCAATCCAAACAATGGTAGTATAAATATATCATCAATAGTTAAGGTAAATGAGTATATATTAAATGTTAAATATATATACAATGGTGTTATGACAATTGCACCATGTAAAGTTTTTGTTATAGCTAAAACTATACAATTAACATTTGTTATCAAAGATAAAATTTATGATGGTACAAGTGATTTAAAAGTTGAATCAAATAAATTAACTGGTGTAATAAATAATGATAAAGTATTTGTTTTATCATATAATGCATCATTTTTATCACCTGAAGTTGCATTAATTGCATATGTAAATGTTACAGATATTGAATTAGGTGGACCAGATTCAAATAATTATTTTGTTACTCCTGATTTAAATACAGTTGGTATTATTGAATATGCAAATTACAATCCAAATATTATAAAAATTAATAAAGGTACAGTAGGAAATTCACCAATACCAAATATATCAGATAGTTTAAATAATCCTTCTTTTATTATTCAACAACCAGTTAATGGACTTAGTATTGATGATTTTGGTATTATATATTGGAGTGATATTTTAGATAGTAAAACATATAATATTCAAGTATTAGTGTTTGATGCACAACAATCCCTTACAATAGATTTTACATTAATTGTTACTAATAATTTATATTCATTACCTATATCTGTTGATTTACCAATTTTAGATGATAATGTTTTAGAATATACAACATATCAATTAAGATATACAAGTATAAGTGGATTTGCATATGCAGTTGATTCAGAAGTTCAATCAGCTATAGCTAAATTTGATATAAAATCTTATATAAATGGTAATCTTAATCATGATTTACAAAATCCTGTAACATTTACATTTGAACTACCTAATGCCGATCCAACTACAGAACTTATAATATCCGAGTTAAATGATAATAATACAATTAATCCAAAATATCAATATTATATGACATATATAGGTAATAATTTGTGGATAGCTAATTTAAGATATTTATCAGATTTTTATGTACAAGATGCTAAAACAAAAATTAATACACCTCCTACAATAAGTCCTACAAATGATTTTGGAAATTTATTTTATGGAAGTGTAAATGTAACTATTACTGCTTTACCTGGTTCTAGTATTTATTATACATTAAATGATACAGATCCAACTATTGATAGTGAATTATATATAGTTTCATTTTTAATTACAGAAAAGTGTAAAGTTAAAGCAATATCATTTACACCAGGATATTTACCAAGTACAATTACAGAAGTTTTATATAATATTGCTCCTATACCATGTATTTTAAGTAATTCATTAATTAAAATACCAGAAGGTTATGAGTTTGTTGATAATCTTAAAGTAGATGATTTAATTGTTACTTCTGATGGAAGATATGTTCCAATTGTTAATATTTTAAAATATGAAATAGTAAAACCAAAAAATAATGAATATCCTGTAATAATACCTAAAGACTTTTTTGGATCAAACTTACCAAATAAAGAAACCTATTTATCTGAAACTCATGCAATATTAAGTCCTAATACAACTAATGAATGGATATTACCATATGATAATATAAGTTTATTTAAAAGAATGAATACAAAAATTGTATATTATAATTTTGAACTACCTAATTATTTTACAGATAATATTGTAATTAATAACTTACCAATTGAATCATGGTCTGCAGGAAAATTTAGATATAAGTATTCTAATAAAATACAAAAAATTATTAATAAAAGAAAACTTTATACAATGAATAAATATAAAATATAAGTATAAAATATACGCTTATAATTAAATTATAATTTCTAGTTATAATTTAATTATATGACAAATAAAAATAAAAATCTATTATTAGTTGATTATCAACTAGATAATTTACAAAATATTAATCAAATTAAATTAGATAACACAGATATTAATGTAATTATAGATTTTGATAATATTGAAATTACTAATGATTATGATAGCATTGGATTATTAGCTTTAAATTCTTCATCAATTAATATTTTGAGTCTTAAAAATAAAATAGATAATATAAATTTTATTGATGAAAATAATTATAAATTATATTTAAATATTGATTTTAATTATGAAAATGATAATTTTGTTTTTTATTATGGTGATATTGTTGAATTAAATCTTAAGGATTTTTCTATTTTTGGTGGTATTTTTTATTTAAATTATGATAATAATGATTTTAAATGTTTTATTAATAATGAAAATGGTAAAATCAATTTTGATTTAAATCCTGTTGGTATTTATTCATTAGGTATTAATTATAATATTTTTAATTTAAATATTAATAAAAAAATTAAGATAACAATTTTACCAAAAGTAACTTATAATGATAATAATAATTTAACTATTTATAATAATATAATTTTTATTTCACCATTACCTACTATTTATCCGAATGGATTAATGGGATCTTTTAGTATTGAATCAACTGAACTACCAATTAGTATCAATGATTTTAATGGATCATTAGTTATTCAAAGTTTAAATATTGGTAACTATAATTTTAATATTAATTATAATTTAAATAATACAATAAATAATATACCTATAAAATTAAATGTTATATCAGTTTTTAATTATGATAATTTTAAATATGAATTAAAATATAATGAAACCTTAACTATTAGTCCACCTATTATTAATAATTTAAATTATGAAAATGGTGTATTTGATTTAGTTGTTGATAATAATCAAAATTTTTTAATTGATAAAAGTAATGGTTCTATTATTATTAATCAAAATAAAAATTTATGTACAAATATTTATGAATTAACAATTAATTATTTATCAAATAACAAAAATTTTGAAAATAAAATTCAAATATATGTTATTCCAAATATTATTTATGAATTAGATAATCTAATTGAAAATACAAATATTAATATTAAAAATCCAACTATTAATTCTGATTCTAAAGTTACATTCAGTATTGATGCAAAAAATATTTCAATAAATAAAAATAATGGTTTAATAACACTTCAAAATTTTGAAGCTGGAAATTATGATGTTATTATTAATATTACATTCAATAATAATAATTATGATTTAAAACTAAATTTTACTGTATTACCGAGTATTATTTTTGAAAAAAATATAGAAATATTATATGCTTCAAATTCATTTATAAAATTTGATTACTTTAAAAATAATGGAAATATTATAATAAAAGATAAAAATAATAATGATTTTACTAACTCAATAATAAATAATATTTCATTAGAACCAGGTTATTATGAATTATTTGTTTATTATACAAAAAAATTAATTGAAATAAAAAAAGACTTAAATATTATTGTTTCACCAAATGTTGATTATGTTTTAGCCGATAAATATTTATATAAAAAAAATATTACAATAGATGCACCAAATATTATAAAACATGATGGTGGTAAATTTTTATATAAAAGTGATAATTTAATAATAAATGAAAATACTGGACAAATTGATATTAATAAACCTGAAATTAAAAATTATTTAATCAATTATGTATACAAATATAATAATTTTTCATTTAATAAAAGTATTAAATTTACAGTTATTCCAATTGTTGAATATATAAAAGATATTGAATTATTTTTTGGAATTAATAATATCATTCCTAAACCTATAGTTAATCCTTCAGGTGGTGTATTTACAATAGATAAACAATCTAATGATAAAAATTTAAAAATAAATAATGATGGATCAATATATTTAAATAAAAATATTATTATTGGTGATTACTTTATTTTTGTTAATTATACATTAAATAGAATTATAACACAAATACCTATTAATTTTCTGATAAAACCAAATATTAATTATGATAGCGAATTCTTTTATGATAAAAAAATAATTAATACAATAAAACCATTAAATAGAACTAATAATAATGGTTTATTTTCACTAAAAAATGATTATAATGGTTTATTTAAAATAAATAATGATGGTGAAATTTATATTGATAATATGATTATTATAGGTTTATATTTAATTGAGATTGATTATACAGTTTTAAATATTACATCAACTAATAAAATTAATGTTTTTGTTTGTCCAGACATATTTTATGAAGAAACAAATTATAGTATTATTTATGGTTCAGAATTTATTATAAAAGAACCTCAAATAATTGATATAGGTGGTGAGTTTATATCTAATGATAAAAATTTTATTGTTGATAAAATATCAGGTGAAATTTTAATTTCAAAGAATTTATTACCTGGAATATATAATTTTGCTATTTATTATAAAGTTAATGAATCTATAAAAACAATTACATTTAATTTAAATGTTTATCCATCCTTAAATTATGATAGTATTGATATAATTTATAATACTAAATCTAAAAGTAAGAATCCAAATTTTAGTCCTCCTGGTGGTATTTTTACATGTTTATATAATAAAAATATAATAATTGATAATAATACTGGTGTATTAATATTTGGAAACAGTATTGATATTGGTAGTCATAATGTTTTAATTAAATATATATATAATAGTATTTTTACAGAATATAATTATTCTTTTAATGTTTTACCAAATATAAGTTATAATGATGAATATGATTTTATTGATAATAAAATATTAATAAAACCAAATAAAGTTAACCCTAAAGGTGGACAATTTAAAATACTTGATAATGATGGGTTTTCTATTAATAGATCTGGTGAAATTAAAATAAAAGATTATATGATTGGTACTATATTTTTAGATATTGAATATGAAAAGATTTTAACAGTTTATAAAAAAATAAAAATTAATATAGCACCCAATTTATTTTATTCTGATATTACCATTAATTATAAAGATAAAATAATAATAAAACCAAATATATTATTTAATAAGGGAACATTTATATTAAATAATTATAATAATAAGTTTATAATTGATGAATATGGTGTTATTAAAAGCAAACTTGATATTGAAGTAAATAAATATATTTTAAATATTACATATTATATAGATGACATAATATTGCATAGGGATATTAATCTATGTATATTACCAATAATTATTTTTGACGATGTTAATAATACAATTACAACTGAACCTAATAATGGGGTTTTAACAATTGTAGAAAACATAGATAATATCAGTATTGATAAAAATAATGGAAAAATAATATTAGGTAATAATTTACCATTAGGATTAAACAATCTTACTCTTAAATATGTTTATAATAATATTGAAGTTTTTAAAAATATATCAATAAAAAAAAATTTATTTTTAACATATGAAAAAAGTAATGTTGTTATAAAAGGTATTCAAACAGAATTTATTCCAACAACTAATTTTTTAAATGGTGAGTATTCAATAATTAAAAATAATAAGAATATAACAATTGATAAAAACACAGGTATCTTAAAAATAAATAAAAATATTGATTTAGGTGAGTATAAAGTTGAAGTTCAATATAGTATTAATGGATTTAGTATATCACATTTATTAGTATTTTCAGTTTTAGCACCTTTTAATTATAAATTATCAATGTATGAATTTAATTATGGAGAAATTACTAATATTGAACCTAGTATTAATTTAAGTTCTGATAACTTTACAATAAGTCAACAAGTTAGTGGTATAACTATTGATAAAAATAATGGTATAATACATATTGAAAATCTTGATGTAGGTCAATATATTTTAAATGTTAGTTGTTTTTCTTATGGTCAAATGTTATGTACTACTATAAAAATCAATATATTACCTATTCTTAAATATAGTGAATCATTAATTAATATTAAATTTGGAAATACATATACTTCAAAAATACCAAAGATATATCCTGATTACGGTCTTTTTTATACTGAATCAAATATTATAAGTTTAAATCCTAATGGTACTTTTAGAATTAAACCTGATATTGATGTTAATATTTATTATTTTGATATAATTTATGAAGTTAAAAATATAAAAACAATAAATACAATAAAATTAATTGTAAATCCTGTTTTTGAATATAAATCTTCTGAGATAAGTTTTGATTATGGTACTGAATATTATTCAGATATGCCAATATATCAACCAAAAGATGGTATTTTTACAATTGTTAACAATCCAAAAGGTATTACAATTAAAAATAACGGTATTTTACATTTTACAAATGAATTAAGTATTGGTTCATATGATTTATCAATATTATATAAGATTAATAAAATTAACTTAACAAATGTATTAAATGTTAAAATTTTACCACAATTTTATTATAATACAGTTGATTTAACAATATATAATAAAGATTTTATTAACTATTATAAAAAAAAAAATATTAGTTTTGAATCTTTTAATGATATTAGTCAATGTGAAAAAATTATTAATTCAAGTAAACCTATCTTTAGCAATAAAGGTTATTTTAATATTAATAATCCACAAAGTATTGTAAATATTAATGGTGATGATGGTATTATAACAATAAAAAATAATAATATTGGTAATTATACATTTAATGTTAGTTATAATATTTTAAATATAAATAAGACTTACTTTTATCAAATGCTAATTATACCACTATTTAAATATGATAATTCTGCTTATAAAATAAAATATGGTACTGAATTTAATTCAAATCAACCTATCATTTATCCTGAAGGAGGTGTATTTTACTTTGCAGAAAATTATGAGTTTTTTGATATAAATTTAGATACTGGTAAAATATTATGCAAAAATAATGCAAAAATATCTATCTATAATTTAATAGTTTTTTATGAAATAAATGGATTTTTATCATATAATGAAATATTATTTACAGTTTTTCCAGACACTTTTATTCAAAACTATGAAACAATATTAAACAGTAAAAATATATTAAAAATAAATAATTATTATGAAGGAACTACAATACAAAATTATAAAATTACAAATGAAACAATTGAAATTCTAACAGATAATATTGGATTATATAAATTTGTTTTAGATGCAACTTATAAAAATATTAATTTTAGTATTAATTTTGATATTACTGTATATTCAAAAATTTTATATGAAAATGATATTTATTATGTTGATTATGGAAAATCAATAATTATAAGTAAACCTAAATTAAGTTATATTAGTGAAAATGGTTGTTTTGAAATAACTAATAAAATAAAGGGTATTACTATTGATAAATTATCTGGTGAAATTTATGTCTTTGATAAACTTCATGTTAAAGAATATAATATTAATATTAATTATGTATTAAATGATATCCAATCAAAAACTAATGTTACTGTTATAGTTAAACCAATTGTTGAATATAATAAAACTAATTATGAATTTAACTATGGATCTGAAATTATATGTGTTCCTCCAACATTTTACCCAAATAATGGTATATTTAAAACAAATAATGATAATATAACAATTGATAAAAATGGCATTTTTTCAATTAGTAACCAAATAATTGGTTTAACTAATTTTACAGTTACATATAATTTGAATAATATTAATGTTGATACTGATATTTCAATCATAATTAAACCTACTATATTATATGAAGAAAAATATTATATTGAATATGGAATAACAAATATAATAACTCCAACCGTTTTAAATCCGCCAGATTATGATGTTAAAATAAAAATATTACCATTAAATATGATATTAGATGAAAAAACCGGAAATATTTCAATTTTAGAAAAATGTATACCTAATATTTATCCAATAGCGTTAATTTATAATATCAATAGTGTAGAATCGATATCAAATTTTGATATAATTGTAGATCCTTTTTTAAATAAAAATAAATCAAATAAAATAGTATATGGAAAACAAGAAACAATTAATTTTCATGATAATGATTTAAATATCAAGTATTCGATTGTTAGTAAAATTGATAAAACAAAAGTTTATATTAAAGATAATAAATTATTTATAAAAAATTTAGAAATTGATAATTATAAAATAAAAATAAATTATAAAATTAATAAAATTGATAATGAATTTGATTTTAATTTTTGTATTTTACCAGAACTTATTTATGATAATGAATATGTTTTTAATATTGGTGATAAAATTAATATTTTACCTAATTCATATTCACCAGTATCTGGTATTTTTATATTAACTAATGAGTTATTTGATATTGACAGAAAAGGGTGTATATCCCAAAAAAAAAATGTAGTTTTAAATATTAATAAGTATGAAGTAAATATAGAGTATAGTGTTAATAAAATAAAAATAAATACAAGTATAATTATTAAAATAATACCATTATTAGTTTATCCTCAAAATGTATATGAAGGATTTTATAATGAATCATTAATTATTAATCCATTAAATTATTTACCAAAAAATTTAGTATTTAATGTAGAACCATATGGTGAAATTAGTGATACTGGTAAGATAGTTATAAGTGATTTAGAAGTTGGCAAATATTTTATTAATATTAATTATGATATAACATGCGTCAAACTAGAATTAATTATTAAACCTGTGTTTTTTTATGAGGAAAATAATATTATAATAAATTTTGGAACTAATAAAATGTTAGTACCATCAATAACGCAAAATAATGGTAAATTTTATTTAAAAAATGACATAAATGGTTTTTTTATTAATAAAAATACTGGAATTATTAACTTTATAAATTTATTACCAGACAATTATTTTGTAAAAGTATTTTACTGTTTTAATGATATTGAAGTTAGTACTGAAATAAAAATAATTGTTAATCCAATATTGATATATAACAATAATAATTTATTAATTAAATATAAAACTGAGATTACTACATTAGTTCCAACATTTAATCCAAATGGTGGTAAATTTTTTACTGATTCAAAAATATTGTCAAATAATATTTATCTTGATGAAACTAATGGACAAATCGTAATTGATGAAGCAAATATTGGAAACTATGATATTAATATTAAATATTCATATAATAATCAGATAGTAATTTCAAATTTAGTTTTTAGTGTTATCCCTGTTGTTTTATATGATTTTTGTGATTATACTTTTTATAATGGTATTAACAATTTTATTGAAAAACCTTATCTTAATCCATATGGAGGTAAATTTGCATTAAACTCTGATATATCTTTATCAAAATATATTAAAATTAGTTCCAATGGTTCAATTCAAATAAATGAAAATATTGATGTTGGTGAATATGATTTTTGTGTGATTTATGAATATAATAAAATACAGTTCAGTACAAAATTTAATATAACTATTAACCCATATTTATATTATGAAAACGTGATAATTGAATATAAAAATAATACATTTATAAATGAACCATTTTTTTCAGTTCAATATCATAGTATTTATAATTTTTCTGTTTTAGAATATGGTTTAATAATAAATTCAGATGGTAAAATTACTAATTTTAATTCCTTAAATGTTGGTACATATAAAATATTTATAAATTATTCACATCAAAATAAAATATATCAAACATATTTTATATGTCAAATATTACCAACAATAAAACTTGATTTAAATGAAAAAATAATTAATTTTTATCCTAATGGTGGTCATATTGATTTTAATGATAAATATATAGAAATAAAGAAAGATAAAATTTTATATAAAAATATATATGATAATACTGTTATACCAATCACCTATACTTTTAATGGTATAAGTAAAAAAATATTTTTACAATATCTATCAAAACCAATAAAAGTTTTTGATTCAAATATAATCACAATATTTAATAAAGACACACAAATACAATCATATGTATCTTCAGGTATTATTTTATGTAATAATAAACCAAAAAATCTTAAAATTGATAATTTATCATTAAATATAGAAAATTTAGAAATTGGTAAATATGATTTTACAATTGAATACTTAATTAATAACTTAACACATTCAGAAAATATAACATTAACAATTTTACCTAATTTTTCATATGAAAATAAATATCATGAAATTATAACAAATAATGGTTTTACTAATGAAATACCAATAATGGAACCACCTAATGGTAAAATTTTCATTAAACAATACAATAAAAATATTAATATCAATAATAATGGACAAATATCATGTTTAAATTGTTTTCCAGGATTATATAAAGTTACAGTTAAATATATAATTAATGATATTATTGCTTCTGATAATATTTCAATTTGTTGTAAACCAGCTATTACTTTACCAAATGATAGTTATAAAATTAAATATGGTGATATTTTTACAATAAATAATAGTAAATTATTTCCATTGGTTGGTCAAATAAATTCATTAGTGGATAATATGTTATTACCAACTTCATACAATAGTTCCAAAGCAGAAATTAATATTAGTTACTTACAACAATTAAATATCGGTATACATAATATTAATATAGAATATATTGTTAATGGTATAAAAAATAATAGTATTATTACATTATGTATTGAACCAACAATTTATTATATAAATAAAAACTATATATCAAAATATAATCAAAATTTAACAATAGAACCACCCCAACTTTCTCATAAAAATGGTACATTTAATATAGATATTAAATCTGATAATATAATTAATGATGATGACATTATTATTTCAAATGATGGTATGATAAATATAAATCCTAAATTAGAAATTGGTAATTATACTTTATATATATCATATTTTATTGATACATTTATTATTACTGATATTTTAAATGTAACTATTGATCCTTACTTTTATTTTGATGATAATATATTTAGTATCATATATAATAGTACTTCACCTAAATATTTTATTAGTGCACCAAAATATTATCCTGATGGAGGAATATTTTATATTGATACAATTAGTCAGCATGTAACAATTAATAAAAATAATGGTATCATTGAATTAAATGATTTAAATATAGGTAAATATATATTTAATGTATTTTATAAATTTAAAAAAAATACTTTAAAATCAAACATAACAATTATAATGAATCCATCTATTAATTATGAATTATCTGTTATAAATATTAAATATAAAAGTCGTTATATAATTAATAATCCAGAAATAAGTAATGATGGAGGTTTATTTTCTTGTAAAAATTTACCTAAAGGTATTTTATTAAATTCAAAAACTGGTACAATTGTAGTAAATCAAAAAGATTTTGTTGATGTTGGTTTTTATAACTTAATAATAAATTATAATATAAATCAATTAACAACATCGACTAATATTTATATAAATATTATTAATTAAAATAGATATAAAGATATTTCTACATAAAATCTTAAATGAGTAATAAAACTACTAGAATAATAAAAAAAAAATCAAATGCTTCTATTATTACTATTAGTCAGCTTAAAAGATTTGAATGTTTACAAAATTTATATGAACTAATAAAATTACAGAACTATAAAAATATAATTGAATGGGTTATTGTTGAAGGAAGTAAAACATATGATGATGCTAAAATCAATGCTGAAAATATGAATAATTTAATTAAAAATCATAATGGAGAAATGAAGATTGTATATGTTGAATATACAGGTAAAAAATTAAGTGATTTAAGAAATATTGGAAACAATAAATGTATAGGTGATATAATTGTATGTATGGACGATGATGATTATTATCCTCCAGATCGTGTTTCACATGCTGTTGAAAGTTTAGAAAAATCATCGTATTTGATTGCTGGATGTTCTGATATTTATTTATATGAATATTTTATGGGTAAATTATACAAGTTTAAAGGGTTTCATGATAGACATTCAACTAATAATTGTATGGCATATAAAAAAGAATATCTTAAAAATCATAAGCATCAAGATGGTTTGGATATGGCTGAAGAAAAAAGTTTTACAAATGATTTTAGAGAACCAATGGTTCAATTAAATTCAAAAAAATGTATTATTGTTTCAAGTCATGATTATAATACATTTAATAAAAGAGAATTATGTGTAGGAGGTTCTTTAGGTGTTAATCCATCATTGTGTGAAATTAATGATCATCCAATAATAAGTTATATACCGCCAGACATATTTAAAAGAATGAAAAACTTATTTTACAGAGAAGAAATTAGTCCTTATGATATTGTTTATATGACAGGTGGTCTATGCAATAAATGGGATCCAAAAGATAAAAGTTTAGGAGGTTCTGAACAAGCAGTTGTTAATTTATGTGAAAATTGGGTTAAAACTGGTAAAAAAGTTGCTGTATATGGAGAAATATTATCTAATAATAAAGATAATGTTATTCATAATGGTGTCGAATATAAAAATTGGAAATTATTTGAATTTAATCATAAATTTAAAACTGTAATAATGTGGAGATCATATGGTTTATTTTCTTGTTTACCTTTTGAAGTAACATCTGATCAATTATTATGGGATATACATGATAATTTTAGTGATCAAGATCATACTAAACAAATATATACAAATTATAAAAATAAACTAACAAGAATAATGTTTAAAAGTAATTTTCATAAAGAAGAGTTTGAAAAATATATGAGTGTAAAATTAAACAATGATCAATATTCCATAATACCAAATGGAATAAAAGTAACTGAATTTTCAAAAAATTGGGATAATGTTCAAAGAAATCCTTATAGGTTTTGTTATGTTAGTTACTACACAAGAGGATTAGAACATATTCTTAGAGGTATTTGGCCAGTTATAAAAAAAATGGAACCAAAAGCGGAACTACATTTATATTATGGTCTTAATATGTTCAATGATCAAAATTTAGTTAATCATTATAAACAACTAATTGGTTCATCAATGGGGGTTATTGATCATGGTAGACAAAATACAGATTTTATTGTTCGTGAAAAATATTTATCAAGTTTTCAATTATATATAACAAATACAAACTCAGAAATAGATTGTATATCAATTAGAGAAAGTCTAGTTACTGGTTGTATACCTTTAATATCAGATTATGGTGTTTTCAAAGAAAGAGAAGGAATACATTTTGAACTTATTGAAAATATTGGAGTGTTAAATGCAATTGGACAAGAAATAGTGAGAATAATAAAAGATCAGCAAAAACTTGATGTCTTACGTAATGTCTTTAAAAAATCATCAACTATTTTAAGTTGGTCTGATATTTCTAATAAATGGATAGAATTATTTTGATAATAAATGGATAGAAATATTGCTAATAAATGGATAGAAATATTGCTAATAAAATATATAAAATAATAAAGAGTCTAGAAAATTTATTTTTCTTAAATATAATATAATGGATTTAATTAATAAACTAAAAAATATAACTAACGATGATATTGAATTATTTAGTTTAAATAATTTGGTTACCCAAGGTAAAATTGTTGATATTTATGACGGAGATACCTGTAAAATAGTTTTAATTGTTGATAACACAATTAGAAAATTTAATTGTAGACTATTAGGTATTGATACTCCTGAAATGAAACCACCATTAAATAAACCAAATAGAGACCAAGAAATTTTAAATGCTCATAGATGTAGAAATAAAATTATAGAATTAACTACAACATGTGAGTGTTTAATAAATAATCAAATGAAAAAAACTGAATGTAAAAAATTACTTGAAAAAAACAATAAAATAATTAAAATCAAATGTTTTGAATTTGATAAATATGGGAGACTTTTAGTTGAATTATATAATGATGATAATACTAAAAGTATAAATCAAATACTTGTTGATGAATGTTTTGATAAATCATATAATGGTGGTACAAAAGAAGGATTTGAATATTAATAATTTATCTATTATATTATAATGTCATTATCTAAAACAAATATTCAAAAATATTTACAAAAAAAAGACACAAGTTATAAAATATTTGATATTAAATATACAGAAAAAGAAAAAAAAGCTATTAATAATTTTAAGATTGAAAATGAAATTTCTTTTTATTATTATGGTAAATTTAATGAGAATACTTTATTAAAAGAAAAATACAATGATAAAAAAAATATATTAAATTTTATATCTAATATTGGAAATAATAGTAATAAAGATATACAAACAATAAAAGATATTATTTATAAATTATTGGAAAAGGTAACTAAAAGTTATAATAAAGATTATATTTTGTTAGAAATACGTATTTCCCTACCTAATAAATATTTTGATATTACAAGATGGCATTTTGATGGTTATGAAAACCAATCTAAATTTGTTACTTTACTAAAAGGTCCCTCAACATTATTCATTGATGATAAAGATATAAAATCAAAAAAAATTTATTTTGAAATAGATGATAAAAAGTCTAAAGAAACAAATAAAAATGGAATAAAAATTAAAGAATTAATAAAAATTGATGATAAATATAGAAAAATACTTGCAAAAAAATTAAAAGATGCTAAAATAGTTCAACCAACTAATAATCAAGGAGCTATATTTTTAACAGATTTACCTAAAAATATAGATAAATCAGTAATACATAATAAATTAGTAGCTATACATTCTGAACCAATAAATAACAACCCAAGATTTTTTATATCAGTTATATGTGGGACTCAATATGAAATTAATAAATTTGCAGATAGACATGATAAATGATTTATATACTGGAAAAATCATATTTTCCAATATTTTTTTTCAGGATAATTTTTACAACCATCTGGTAAAGTTTCTACTATATCTATTACCATATCTTTTTTAACATTTACATCATATAATTCCCATGGTTGTAAATTTATTTTTATACCAAACATTTTAAAGCAATCGGAACCTAAATATATCAAATTTTGTTCAGGATATTTTTTATATAAAATATTTATCAATGAAGAACCGTATGCACCGCAACCAAATATTGCTGTATCAAAATCAGAATAATCTCTATCAATCTGATTAATTATATCATAACAAGTTTCAATCATAGTATCATTTGGATATTCCATTCCAGTTGTAGTTTGTGGTGTTTTTACATAATACATGGTAAAATCAGATACTTCAAATTTCCAAACATTTTGTAAACCTCTATTGTATCCAGCTTTTATACTTTCAACTGCATTCCCAATGTATAATATTTTTTTTCTTTCTGAATTTTCTAAAATTACTTTATACAAGCAATCATAATTATATAATTTTCCTTTTATATTCAAAATAGATAATAACACTAAATCAAAATGTAAAATACAATAACATGAACAATATGTACATTTTCTTATTAAATCTATAAAGTTATCACACCACCATTCCAATACTTCTGTTCTTCTAGATATATCTTTGTAATATAATCCCGCATTTGCTCGCATATATATATCTTTATTTATTTCTTCATTTAATGATAAATGTGTTGGAAGCATAATATTAAATTTATAAGACAATAAGAAAGATATTTCTACGCATCCAGGACGAAAAGCTATTAAACTATTTTTCTTATAAAGTTGTGTTAATTCATTATGTTGATCTATACTTTCAACAATATCAAAATTTTTCAAAATATTACCATATGGATTTAAATAATTATTAATTTGTTGAAAGGGTATATCATTAAACTTGTGTAAAAATTCTGAATTATTTTTACAATCATATCTGTAAAAATCAAATACTTGTAACCATACCGACATTTATAATTCTTTATATTATTTTTTAATAAGTTGCGCAATATCCTTTATTATAATAAATCTATAATAAAATTATATAAAAATATTATATATTAGTATAAATAATGATAAATTGTGATAATGATTTGATAGTATGTATAGATAACACAAATAAAAAACATCAAGTTAATAAATTATATGAAAAAATATTTAATAATATTATTCAAAAAATAAAAAGCAATAAAGAAATATCAAAGGAAGATTTTGATTTTATAGAATCATTATCATGTCAACAGAAAATGACAATAATACGAGAATTTAATAATAAACAAAAAGAAAATACAAAAATATTAGAATCAATAAAAATTTCAGCATTAAGATGAAATACTTTATTAAATAAATAATTAATTTATTTAATAAGAATATTTATTTTTTTTTATTTTCATATATGAACTAGAAACTTTTATATCACTTGATTTTATTATTGGATGTTGTGATATTGGAATTGGTTCCGATTTAATTTTATTTTCAAATCCCTTGACAAAGACAATACCTACAATACGGATAATTATTAATTTCATTAACGGAGATTATTTCAGAACTATGTTCGTGGCAAAGTGAAAAGTCAAATTCAAGATCGTTGGAATTATCCATTAATTATAATGATAATTTATTTTTAAAGTATTTTAAATTTATTTATAGAATTCATCTTAAATTTTTATAATTAAAAAACTAATAACTTATGAGTGTTTATAAAATCTAGAACTTTGTAATAAATAAGTGTAAAATAACAAATTTAGAAAATATAAGTGCAATTTCAATTGAAAAAGTACTAACATTTTGTTTGAAAAATTTAATATATTTATTCATAAAAGTCATCACAATAAAAAATAAAATAAAAATTACTTTAAGACTAACTAAAGATGTATCAAAACTATCAGTTAAAAGTTTTTTGATTGGTTAACCAGAATTAGATAATTCAATATCTTTGTGTGACAATTAAAAATTTTCTAAAAATCAAACATTTGTTTTAGAATCTCTCATTTATTATTTTATCTTACAAAATAATAAATGGAAAAAAATTTAAAATTTTTATTTACATTTTCAATTATAACTCATTTTTTAAATTTATTTAAATATAATAATATTAAAATTCACAATACTTTGTATTTATCAAATATATTATCATTAATTGGTTTTTGTGTTATGTTATATTTTAATCCTTTCTTTTTTTATAATAAATATTATTGGTTATTAAATACAAATGTATTCAATTTTAATTCGATATGTATAATTCTTCATGTATTACCTATTTATTTTTTTAAAAATAAACAAAATATAAATAAGATAAATATTGAGTCAACAGTTTCTGATACTATATTATCATTATTACTTTATGCAACAATATTTAAGTATTATTTAATAAATAATTTATATCCATTTAATGAAGTAGAACTATTAGTTTTATCAATATCAATATTATTTTTATTGTTATTTTATTATAAAAATATAAATTAATTATTATATAATGGATACTTTTTTGTATGGTTTACTATCAGGTTATATTGGTGCAATTTGTGTATATCCAATTGATTACATAAAAACACATGTTCAAAATAATAGATCATTTATTGATGTTATAAAAACAACAAAATTAAAAAATTATTATAAGGGTTCAATAACACAATTAATTGGTATTGGTCCAGAAAAATCAATAAAATTATTTGTTGCAAATTATATGAATGATGAACTTAAAACTCATCATATACTATCAGGAGCATGTGCAGGCGCAACACAAGTTCTAGTAACAAATCCAATTGAAATGATTAAAATACAATATCAAATGGGATTAACACAAAATAAATCAATTTTTGAAATAATAAAAACAATTAGATTATATAAAGGTGCTAGTGCATGTTTTTTAAGAGATATACCTTTTTCTGCTATTTATTTTCCAACATATAATTATCTCAAAAAAGAGTTTCCAAATAATTATTTTTTAGCTGGGACATTAGCAGGAATTCCTGCTGCATACTTAGTTACACCATTTGATGTTATAAAAACAAGACTTCAAACAGAAAAAAATTATACAAATATATTTGATTGTGCTAAAAAAATATATTCTGAAAATGGTTTTTGGAGAGGAGGAGTATGGAGAATATTGAAATCATCGCCCCAATTTGGTATAACTTTTTATGTTTTTGAAAAATTAAAAGAATAATTACGAAAAAATTGAATCAAAATATATTTAATAGTATGCAATCAATATTATGAATAATATCTATAGTTTAGTATCAATTAATGAAAAAGAATATATTCAAGCAATATCATATGATAAAAGAAAATTAGAAAACTTTTTAGAATCTGATCAATTAGCTAATTTTGTAATAAAAGACAATACACAAATTTACAAATTATATTTTATAAATGAATTAGGTAAAATGCTTTTAATCCCAAAAAAAGATAAGAAAAATATAACTAAATTATATGGATTTAATAAAATTTCAACTAAAGGATGTGAAAATATACTTTTAGATTTATCAGATGTAAAATATGAAGAAGTAAAAAAAATATTTCAATTCAATTTATCATCAAATGAAATTTTATTTGATGTGTATTATGATGAAGGAATAATGAATGCATAAATTTTTATTTAACTTAAACATTCAATAAATTTATAAAAAAGTTTATTTGCGTTAACATTATGATGGTAAATATATATTATCTAATCTAAAAATAATTTATAGAAATAATAACTACTATAATCTTTGAAAAATAGTATGAGTTATAAATAACTAAAGTAAATCATTACTGCGAAATATAGATAAAAAAATATCATTTATTTATTTAATGAATAATAATATTTGGTTAAAAACATTAAACCAACAATCAGATAACTATATTGAATCAGATAATGATACAAAAACTGAATCAGATAATGATACAAAAACTGAATCAGATAATCAAACAAAAACTGAATCAGATAATGATACAAAAACTGAATCAGATAATGATACAAAAACTGAATCAGATAATGATACAAAAACTGAATCAGATAATGATACAAAAACTGAATCAGATAATGATACTGATAATTTATTATTTTGTAATTGTTGTAATCTAATAGAATATGAAACAGAAGATACCATAAATTTTATTAAACAACTTGATAATGAATCATTAACGAAATATGTATATAGATTAAATAAAGAATTAATAGACTTACGTAAAGAAATTAATAATATAAATTTAAGAATAAATAAATTTACTAAAACATCTTAAAAAAAAATTTTTTAATAATTATATATGGGAGGACAAGGTGTATTTGGATATATTTTAGGGAAAAAAAAAAGATATATGCATGTTCAATTTGATGCAAATATGTTATATGATATTTTAATTAGGGAAATTTATATTCTAATAAAACATTTTGGTAATATTGAAAAACTTAAGGAAGAATTTAATAAAATTAAAAATTGTAATAAAATTCCAACAAAAGAAATTATTGATAAAACAAAATATTACACTAATTTAAATGTAGGTAATAAATCTACAAGTGATTGGTACTGTTTATTACGCAATTGTCAACTATCTTTTATTAATATAATAGATTGCGGGTATATATTAAACTGTCATTCGAATTATGGTTACATTTTTACATTAAATTTTAATAAAAATAAAATAGAATTTAAAAATAAAAACGAAATTATTCAAGATCATGATATTTATGATGTGTTAAAAATGGAAAATATGCCACAAATTACATACGATGAAATTATTAATGAAGTAAAATTAGAATATAATATTATAAAAGAAAAAATTGATGAAATTAGAAATAAATTAAATAAAATTATAATTGAATATCCTAGAATAAATGAATTTATTATAACAAAAAAATATATTGCTTCTGATAATCAAGAAGTAGTCAATATGATTGAAAAAAAAATTTTATATGATGAATATAATTATGAAATTATGTCTTTATTAAATTATAGTTATGATTTAAATAAAAGATTTAAAGTTTTATTACTTCAATAAATAATTTGATTATTATGTCTCTTTTTATAAATTATTTGATTTAAAGCAATATTATAATATTTAATTAATGACTGAAACTTTAGTATTAGCATTTGGATTTATTTATGATAAATATATAAAAAATACTGATAAATTAATTTTATGCAGAACAAGTGATGGATTTCCATATTATGCAACATATATTGTAGATTTAAGTAAAAAAATTATTAAAATGATTAATGATGATGAAGAAGATGAAATATTAGAATATATTGAAAAAATAAATAAAGATGTAAATAAAAAACACTCAGATAAAATAAAATATGCACAAAAAATATCTAAGATAAAAAGAGTTAATATTGGATGGCAATTTGTTTATAAAAGCAGTGAAAGTTATTTATTTGCAGATGATTTTCCTATTGATGAAGAGATATATAATGAATCCGATGATGATAATATTTCAGGAATGCAATTTTTACAATTGATTAAAAATATATCTGAAGATAAAAATATTAGTTTTAATAATTTATTAGAAATTTTAGAACTTCAAAACAAAATAAATGAACTTAATTTAAGTAGAGAAGATAAAACTATTCAGTTAGATGAAGATAATGAATTAAAAGAAGTTAAACCTGTTTCAGTTGATAAAAAACCAGCTAAAAAAACAAAAAACCAATCAGTTAATACTGATGATATTCAATTAAAAGAAAATAAAGTTAATGAATTAGAAGAAATCAAAATTAATGAATTAAAAGAAGTTAAACCTGTTTCAGTTGATAAAAAACCAGCTAAAAAAACAAAAAACCAATCAGTTAATACTGATAACAGTCAATTAGAAGAAAATAAAGTTAATGAATTAGAAGAAGTTAAACCTGTTTCAGTTGATAAAAAACCAGCTAAAAAAACAAAAAACCAATCAGTTAATACTGATAACAGTCAATTAGAAGAAAATAAACTTAATGAATTAGAAGAAGTTAAACCTGTTTCAGTTGATAAAAAACCAGCTAAAAAAACAAAAAAACAATCAGTTAATACTGATAATAGTCAATTAGAAGAAAATAAAGTTAATGAATTAGAAGAAATTAAACCTGTTTCAGTTGATAAAAAACCAGCTAAAAAAACAAAAAACCAATCAGTTAATACTGATAACAGTCAATTAAAAGAAGATAAAGTTAATGAATTAGAAGCAGTGAAACCTGTTTCAGTTGATAAAAAACCAGCTAAAAAAACAAAAAAACAATCAGTTAATACCGATGATATTCAATTAAAAGAAGATAAAGTTAATGAATTAGAAGCAGTGAAACCTAGTTTAGTTGATAAAAAACCAGCTAAAAAATATCAGTAAATTCAGAAAATGTTAAACCACTAAATAAAAAGTCAAACAAAAAACAAATTTAATTTTATCATTTGTAATTTATAAATAATAAGTTTAAAAATATTTTATAAATTTTTTTAATGAAACCTGTATTTATATTATTTAATGGATTTGGATCATCTCACCTTTGGTGGGAATATGATTACAAACAAAATAAAAAATTAAAGAAACTTGATTTTTTGAAAAATATTGAACTTATGGGAGATACGTATATATTTAATTATAAGTTTTTCAATTTTAATTTTTATTATAAGGGTGATAATAAAGAAGAAAAAAAAATTAATAAAATGTTAAATAATAAATACAAAATGTTTTCTTCTGACATTGACTTTACACTTGAAGATTTGGATTTTAGAAATATTTGTGAACAAATCTATAAAAGTGTAATTCAAAAATATGGTTTAGGAAGAAAATATATATTAATTTGTCATTCATTTGGTTGTTATATTGGAGCATTATTTAGTAAATTATATAAAAATGATTGTTTATTAAATATATTCATTAATAATCCTCCATTTATTGAAAAAATAATTAAAGAACAAATTAATTCTGAAGAAGGTAAAAAAGAAAAAGCAACAGTTAGAAAATATTTTAAAACAAATGAAAAACTAATTGATATTCTTAGTAAAGTTAAAAAAAGTAATGATCCAAATAAATATATAAAATTATTATATGATCTTGTTAGTTATTATTCAGAAAAAAATAAATTAAATTATTTTACAACCAAAATGTCAGTTCAAACAGTATTTTTTAAAGCTTATCATACAGATCCAAAAGAAAAATATCAAAAAGAATGGAATAAATTACTTTTACAAGAAAAAGATAAAAATAAACAATCTCATACAAAATATATAATATTTTTGGATGCAGATCATTATATTTGGAAAAATCAAACATATAGTAATGATATTATTGAAGAAATAATAAATCAATTGAGAAGAATATTATTGTAACCATTTTTTAAAATAATTAATATAAATAATATTTTATAAGTATTAGTAATGTTAACAATTTTAATTATATTATTATTTTTATTTCTTTTATTTACAAATATTAATGAAAGATTTAGTGTTGTTAATGAAGGATTTATTGATATTAATAATATTAAAAATATAACAAAAAAAATAAGTATAAATAGACCTATTGAATCAGAAAATTTAAAAATAGTTAAAAATATTGTTATAAACGAACTAAAAGAAATAGGTTTATTTGTTGAAGAACAAAAATTTATAAAAAATAATCATCAATTTTCAAATATAGTTGCAATTAATAAATTAGAAAATAATTGTAAATATATATTGTTATCTGCACATATAGATTCAATTAAAGATAACATTGAATCGACAATTGATTCTGCTACATCAATAGCAATTATTTTACATTTAGCTAAGAAATTAATTAATGATAAACCAAAATATCCATTATTTATTGTATTTTTTGATGGTGAAGAAGCAGTAGATGGTCCTTGGTCAAAAGATAACACACTATTTGGTTCAAGATATTTTGTTGAAAATTTAAAATATGATATTGAATTTGCATATATTTTAGATTTAATTGGTGGTAACTTTAAAAATAAAATTGCTACTTTTTCAAACAATATAAAATCAAAACCAATTATAAAAGAATTATACGAATTAAATAAAAAATATACAAATATTATTTTTGAAAATCCTGAAGAATTTATAAGTAATAAAATAATAGAAGATGATCATATACCATTTAAAGAAAATAATATAAATTATGTTCATTTAATACCATATAATTTTCCAGAATTTCATCATTCAATTAATGATAATTATAATAATGTTAATTGGGAATATATAGAAATATTTACTAAAATATTATATAAAAATTTATTATATGTTTGAATATTCAATATAAACAAATAATAAATATATTTATAATGGTTAATTTATTAATTGGAATTTACATTACCAACGACACGTATGTAAAAGCAATTAAAGATACATATTTAAAAAATACAGATATTAGTTATAAGTTTTTTAATAATATTGATTTTGAAAATTATTATGAAATTTTTGAATGGGTAACTAAAAAAATAAATCCAGATTTTTTATTTTTATGTAATGAAAATACATATATTAATACAGATAATTTATTAAATTTTATTTCAACATTAGAAAAAGATGAGTTAATTTATGCTGGTGGACATGGAGATTATAGATGTATTGATACAAATAAATTTTATTTCCACTCCCCAAATCCTGGAATTATTTTATCTAATAAATCAATTAAAGCCTTATCAAATCTTAAATTATTTAATGAATATAATTTATTTTGTAAAAAAAATAATTCTGATTTAATAAACATTTCAGGTGTTGCATTAGGTTATCATGCTTCATTATTTAACTATAAAATAATTAATACAGAACATATTCACTATTGTAATTGTGATGGATATCCATGTCATAGAGGACAAGTTGATAATCTATCATTAATATCATGTAGTAATATGAGTCCAAATGATATTTTAAATTACTATAAGATTCAAAATATTAATTCATTAATACTAAGTGACAATAAAAAACTTGTTATATATCCAAGTGGTGGTTTGGGTAATTTACTTTTCCAATATTTTAATGCATTAAATTTAATGATTGAAAATAATTATGAACTTTATTTTGTTAAAAATTTAAAATATTGGAGAGGAGATATGAATAATTATAGAATATTTAAAAATTTAAATTATATCGAAGAATCTAATATTATTGAAACGGAATATATAAGATTAAATGAAAAAGTTAGTTATTATGAACCTTTAGATTTAAAACAAAATATAAATTATATATTATATGGTTATTTTCAGTCTTATAAATATTTTATTAAAAATATTCATGTAATTAAAGATTTATTATTTGAAAATATTATCGATGAATATAATGAAATTAAAAGTAATTTAAAATACAAAAATCCAACATGTTTAGTTCATGTAAGAAGAGGTGATTATTTAATGTATCCAGATATTCATCCTGTTTGTAGTGAAGATTATTATGAAAAATCATTTGATATAATTAGTGAAATGATACCTAATATAAAATTTTTAGTTTTTAGCGATGATTTACAATATTTAAACAATTGGAAATTACTAAAAGATTATAATCATGAAATAATAAAAGAAGTAGATTCAATAAAAACATTAATATCAATGTCGTTATGTGATCATTTTATATTAGCTAATTCTACATTATCATTATGTTCTTATTTTTTAAGAAATAAAAAAAATTCTATAATTATTGGACCTAAAAATTGGTTTGGTACAAAAGCACCAATCTGGAAAATAGAAGATATATTGCCACCCGAATGTATTATTATCTAATTATAATAATTATTAGTTTTTTTTATTGTATTTAATGTTGTAGAAAATGATGATTTATTATGACCATATACTTCTTCAGCATTTAAACCAATTAAATAATCTATAAATGCACATTCTTCATAATTAATAGATTCATATTCTGAATTAATAAATTCATATTTGTTTATGAAATTATTTTTTTTACAGATTTCTTTATTTTTAGTTGAAAGTAAATTATAATATGTTGCTAAATATATTTGATAGTTATTTTTAAAATTTATTTTATTAGATACTAATTCTAGATTTAAATCATCGTCAGATAAATTAAAATAATTTTTAAAATCATTTTCAAATCTAAAATGTATAAAGTTATATTTATTATTTTGAAAAGTTAAATTAATATATTTATCATAAATATCTTTTATTTTTTTATTTGGTAAAATATTGATATTTTTTATATTGTCAGACCAATCAAATAAACACCAAAATTGTTTAATTATAATATAATCTTTATTTATTTCTTTGATTTGATTTGATAAATCAGTGTTGGTTGTTTTATTAAAAAAATTAGTTACACATCTTGATTCAAAATTAAATGTATTTATATTATTAATTTTTTCAGATATTTCATCAAATTTTATATAATTTATATTATCAATTAAAAAATTGTCATCAAATAATTCATTGAAATTTACATTATACCATGATAATAAATCAAAATTTCTAAAATTTGCAAATCTAAAACTAAAATTAAAATTATATTTATCAACAAAAGATACAATTGATTTAATATCCATCATTTGGTTACATAAACCACCAAATGTGTCTATTACTAATATCATTAATAATAATAAATATTTAATTAATTAATAAAACACAATTAACAATCGTAAAAAACAACTCTATTTTCTATATCACTATATGATTCCATCTGTCTACCTATTTTTGGATTAATACAATACCAATTACTCGTTGGTTGTAATTTTTTCATATATATATCAAAACAAAATTGATATATTTTAGTTCCAATACGTTCTAACATCATAACACTTTCTTTATAATTATTGAGTAATATCGGAGCAAATTCTTTACTTACACAGTAACCTGATAAAGTTTGAGCATTAATTATTTTTCTAAGAAATTTATACTGTGTTGATGTATCATTTAATATATTACTTGCTAACATCAAAACATCAAATTTTATATTAGAATTAAAAAAAGTATTTATTAATGTATTAATATCTTCTTGAGTTAATGTAAATTCAAAATCATCTTCAAAAATAATACAATTTTTTTTTCCAGATTTTATAAAACTTTCTAAAGCTAAAATATGTGATTTAGCGCAACCTAGAATTCCAAATGTTTTATAATAAATACCATCTATTCTATTAATTTTATTTTTATCAATATTTGTTTTTTCAAGTTCTTTATTTATATGTTCAAATCTATCTTTTCTATGTTTTAAATTAATATAATAAACTATATCAAAATTGTTAAGACCATTATTTTCCATTATATATTTATTATATTTATCATTTAAGTTATTTAGACATAAATAAATAATTAATATATAATGGAAATAATTAAAGAACAATATTTTTTATTTAATACAAATAAAACAAAAATTTCGTATATTTTAGAAAATAAAATTATGATTTATACAAATATATCTAAAATTAATTTTAAAGAAATAAATATAGAAATAGATTTAAATGAAATTATTTGGAAATATGATGAAAATAATTTAAGAATACCTTATCTTAATGAAAATAAAATTTTATATTACAAATTAAAACAAAATGATAATATTATTGATTTTATAAGCTCATGCTCATTTATTAATGATTATGATATTATTAATGGGGAAAAAATACAAAATTGTGCTGATATAGTAATTGGTCATCAATCATCATTATGCTGGAATCCAAATAATAATAAATATTCGAAACTAATACATGATATTGATACTTTATCAAATATTAATAATTATAAATCAATATTTGTTTTTACACATGATTTGAATATTTTTTATGATAAGTTTAAATCACATACTGAAAATAAAATAATTATTACTCACAATTCTGATTGTGAAATAAAAGAACAATATAATTTTAAACTTCATCTATCTCAAAACACATTTATTACAAATAATAATATTATTCCTATACCAATTGGAATAGAAAATACACAATGGTTTGATAATAATTTATTTCATTATATTAGAAAAAATAAAATATTAAAAACCAAATTTATTTATTTCTACTTTAATCAAAATACACATCCTTCTAGAAAAGAATGTTATAATGAATTAATTAATAAATTAGAATGGAATACTTCTAAATCAAAAATAGAATATTTTATTGAAATTGCATCACATAAATATGCAATTTGTCCAAGAGGTAATGGGTTAGATACACATCGTATTTGGGAATGTTTATATTTAAATACAATTCCAATTGTAGTTAAAAGTGATTTTCCAAATATAATAAATTTACCAATAATTATTTTAAATAGTTGGTCAGAACTTGACATAAATAATATTGATAATATTTTTATTGATCAAAAAATATCTAAAATAACTACAACATATTATTCTAATATAATCAACCAGCTTTATTAAGTTTATCAGTTAGTATTATATTATAATAGGTGTCATCAATTTTTTTAATATCAACATAAAGACTTAATTTATTTAGCTTTTTAAAAATAACTCTACTTAAAAATTTTGAAAATAGTTTATTCTTTAAAAAACCAGATTTCGTAATCGTATAATCATCTCCAGATTCTAATGTATCATCTGTTATTTTTAAATTTATAACCATTGATTGATTATTTTTAAAGTTTTCTTCAATAGATTGCAACAAGTTTTCTGTTAAGATTGAATTAATATATTCATTTTTGTTTGATTCAAGTTTTTTTGCAAATTGATTTTGTCTAAAATCTCTTTTTTTTACCAATTTAAATCCATCATTTAAATTTAATATTTCAATAATTTTTTTTTCAGTAAAAGGTTTTTGTTCAATTGGTGGTAATTCTTCATCGCTTTCTGAATCTTCTAATAAATAATCTTCATTAACAACTGGTACTAATTCAATTTTATCTTTAGGTTTTCTAATTGAATCAAGTTTAGCACTATATGCTTTATTATAAGCTTTTTGAGCACGCTTAATAGCATTTTCAGGTTTTGATTCTTCAATCCATGCAACAGTATATTCTTCATCATATGCTTTTTGGGCATATGATGATGCTACTCTTTCTTCTTCTTCAAATTTTTCTGATAGTTCTTTATCTAATGCTTCTTTTTCAGCTTTTTTTGATGCTTTTTTTTCAAGTTTCTTTTTATATTGAGCATCACTAATCCTTGATTTCTTTGGTGAAGAAATGGTAGATTCTGATTTTTGTGAAATAGTAGATTCTGATTTTTGTGAAATAGTAGATTCTAATTTTTGTGAATTATTAGTTTCTGGTATACTTGCAACTTTAGAATTTAACATATTTATGTTTACATTTTTACTCGCTTTATTATTTTTCATTAATATTTCTGCAAAAGACGACATAATTAATGCTATAGTATTATTTTAAATTAAATTTTCAATTTTTTTATTATTTAGTTTTTTATCATTTATTTGAGTTTATTTTTCTTAAGATCAATTATTTTATTAGCACCAAGTACAATATAGCTATTAGATTCATCATCTAATACTTCTATATCTTTGGTTTTCTTTTTTTTAACTTCAACTACTTCTATATCTTTAGTTTTCTTTTTCTTAACTTCAACAACTGGTTCTTCAACATTTTTAGTTTTATTTTTCTTAACTTCAACAACTGGTTCATCAACTACTTCTATATTTTTAGTTTTATTTTTCTTAACTTCAACTGGTTCTTCTATATTTTTAGTTTTATTTTTCTTAACTTCAACTGGTTCTTCTATATCTTTAGTTTTATTTTTCTTAACTTCAACAACTTGTTCTTCTATATTTTTAGTTTTATTTTTCTTAACTTCAACTGGTTCTTCTATATCTTTAGTTTTATTTTTCTTAACTTCAACAACTTGTTCTTCTATATTTTTAGTTTTATTTTTCTTAAATTCAACAACTGGTTCTTCTATATCTTTAGTTTTATTTTTCTTAACTTCAACTGGTTCATCAACTACTTCTATATCTTTAGTTTTATTTTTCTTAACTTCAACAACTTGTTCTTCTATATTTTTAGTTTTATTTTTCTTAACTTCAACAACTGGTTCTTCTATATTTTTAGTTTTATTTTTCTTAACTTCAACAACTGGTTCTTCTATATTTTTAGTTTTATTTTTCTTAACTTCAACAACTTGTTCTTCTATATTTTTAGTTTTATTTTTCTTAACTTCAACAACTGGTTCTTCTATATTTTTAGTTTTATTTTTCTTAACTTCAACAACTGGTTCTTCTATATCTTTAGTTTTATTTTTCTTAACTTCAATATCTGGTTCTTCTATATTTTTAGTTTTCTTTTTCTTAACTTCAACTGGTTCTTCTATATTTTTAGTTTTCTTTTTCTTAACTTCAACTGGTTCTTCTATATTTTTAGTTTTCTTTTTCTTAACTTCAACAACTTGTTCTTCAATATCCTTAGTTTTATTTTTCTTTTTTTTAATACTTTTAGTTTCATTAAACATTACAGGTTCTTCTTCAGTTTGTTCAATTATTATTGAATCAACAGATTTTTTAATTTTTGGCGTTTTAGTAACTTTAGGTTTCTTTTCTTTAGGAATACCATATTTATCTTTCATTTTAATAAATAATTCTTTTGCATTAGGATCAACTAATTCAAGGAATTGTAATGCAGGATTCATAATTTGATTTTCCATATAAAACATATAATTAATAGGAATTTTATTTTGTTTAATAAATGCTGGTGTTTCAACTAATTCTCCTTGTAAATATTTCTTTTTAGGATCAAAGTTTGAAGGTACACATACTGCAAACTCAATTCTATCACCAGATTGAGGTTTATTACCCGGATCTCTTTGACCAATTTTTTCAGCAAGGAATACATGAGGTAGTTTGGTCCAATCTGCATAACTTTCTTTTGATTTAAGATTTCTGCTTTGTAAAAAATATTTAATATCATATTTACCTTGAAACATATCTTCTAAACATTGTTCTGCAAATTCTTTAGCACCAAATGGATCTTTTTTATTAATCAAGTAATTAATTATACCGCTACAAATTTCTTTTACAATTGGTGCATTATCACGTCTTTTAAGAACAATACCCATAAAATCTTGTTTGAATTTATTTGGATCAAATTCATATTTATTACCAACATAACGTTTTTTTGTTAAAATTAAAAATGGCCAGAAAGTTTTTTCATATTCAAGATCATGTGGAAATGGTAATCTGCTTTTAACTAATTCACCAGATATTTCACCTATTTCAATTGATAAATCTAATGTAGGTTTTTCAATTATAGAATATCCTCCATTATAAACTTTCATATGATAAACTCTTTTGTCATTTTCAATTGTCCAGTATGGTTGTAACCAATTATCTTTTAATATAGTATTAATGAAATTTTTGATTTTGTTTTCATGTTCAACCTTATATTTATCAAAAGTTAATTTTAGACTTGTTTCAATAAATCCTATTAATAATTCTTTCAATGATTTATTATTAAAACTTCTTTCACGCTTAAGTTTCTTTTTTGCTTTTGTTAATTCACAATCATGTGATTCACATGCATTAATCCAATCTTCTTTAAGTTTATTTTCTAAAAAGTTTTTCGTTATTCTCGTGATATCTGTATTTATTTTTTGAGGATCTATATCGGGTTTTTCATATTCTCCTGCAAAAACAGTTTTAAGTTTTTCAACAAAACTTGTAATAAATTCAGGACTTGGTTTAGTCCATATCACTTTACCATAAGCTTTATCATAATATTGTTTTTCAATAAAGTCTGATAATTGTGGTATAACTTCATCTTTTCTTTTCTCTTTTAAATCATTAAATGTTAATCTACTTTTTTGAAGTAAATATTCTGCCCAGTCAAATAATTTTTTTTCCATATTTGAAAAGTTTTTTGTTACAACTTCTTGTAAAGTCCATAACCATGAAAAATAGTTTTCAAATATAAATTCTTTTGTAAATTGTTTAATTCTATCACTTAATGGTAATATAATTTTATAATCATTTGGTATAGGAGGTACTTTTATTTTATCTGGTAAAGTCAAACAATCTATTTTATCATCTGAATAATATTTATTAAATGTATCAATAAATACTTCAGCTTCATCATCAACCATTAATGGTGATATGAGTTCTTTTGAAAATTGCATAACTTGTTTAAAAAGTTTAAGTGATTTTTTATTATCAAGTTCTTCACAACTAGTTCTGAAGCGGAAGCAACAAAATACACTATCTGTATTATGTACAATCATGTTTCCAACACCAGCTGCAAAATGATGATTATCAGTAGTTAAATCATATACATATCCATTATAATTTATTTCTTTTATTGATCTAACAGCACTTACTGAACCATTATTTTTAAGACCAATACTAATAATAATACTTTTATCATCACCGCATTTAATTTTATAATTGAAATAATTAATACTGTTTAAGTAATTAACATAATTACTTGCTTCTATCATAGTTTCAACATGAACCGTAAAAACTTGATTAATATCGGAAAATTTATTATTAATATCGGAAAATTTATTATTAATATCGGAAAATTTATTATTAATATCGGAAAATTTATTATTAATATCGGAAAATTTATTATTAGAAGCAATTTCATTCAACCTATGTAAACATAAACCTTGATCAATTTTTAAATCTTTTGGACTAATAACTTTTTTATCAGATGTTAAAAGTGAATGATCATCAGTTACATCAACTACACCTTGTAATGTACTAATACGTAATATTTTTTTACTTGGATCAAGATCATGTCTAATAACACGGTGGACTTTAGTCCAACCAGAATCAGACCAAGTTTCAACATTATATAATTCACAAAATTCTTTATCTTGTTTACCATCTTCTACGCATTTTAGCCAATTATTATTACCATATTTTTTACCAAGTTCATCAATAGTTAATATTTCAACTTGATTATTTACTTTGACATAAATTGGTGTATAAGATGTAACACTATCGCCATATCGAATTATTGGTTGAAAAATATAATTCTTAATACTTTCACTACAATATTTTTTAATTCTTTCAATAAGTTCAGTATCATCTCTTGCTTTAAGTTCATAATCTAATAATTTATTAACTTGTTCTTCATTATTATTTACATAAGCATTTTTAAAACCATTTATTAACCAAGGTAAAATTTCTTCATCATATTTCTTTGCAAATAATAACATTTCACGTCCAGTTGATGTGGTACATGCTGCAATATTTCTATTAGCAATTGGTGATACACTTGCACCTAACTGTCCATATAATGAATTAGCAGTAACTTTAACTGCTAATTGTTGTGCATCAAGAATCATATATTTAAAAGGATTTGTTTCATTCTTCATTAATTTTTTAATAGCTTTACGTTCTTTCATTAAATTATCTAAAATTTTTGGTACAACAGATAATTGATTACTTACTTTAGCAAATCTACAATATTTAGTTGTTCCATCATTTTCTTTAAAAGATGCATTATAATATGTAATACCTTCTAAATTATCATATGATGGATCAAGTACTTCACTTTCATGACTCATATTTTTTTGTAAAATTGATGAAGGATAAAGTGACGCATAATCTTTTGTAGAGTTAGCTTCATAATCAATTTGTGGTACAGGATCAAATACAATAGCACCTTCATAACTATCTTCTTTAATTGTATTTCCTTCTTTATCTTTTTTGGCTTTAATAACTGGAAAAACATAACCATCTTCTCTATATTGTTTTAGAGTTAATGAAAATAGTTTAATTCCTTGTCCTCTTGAAAAAAGATAACTTAATGGAACTGATGATACATTTGCCATTGCAATATTCTTAGTAACTACTTGTAATTTGTTCATTAAAAGATTTACTGCTGAACAATCTTTTACACAGTATTTTGCTACAATAGCTCTTTCATTTGGACCTTGTTTTTGCATTCTGAAAATATCTTTTGGTCCTACATCATCTTTTGCTTGTGTCCAATAAATTTTACCACCATGTCTAGAAATTTCTAATTCAGCATCTAGAATACTATCACCTTTAACAATTAATTTCTTTTCATTTCTATCAATTGAAATTACTAAATATTTTTCACCAACTTCATCCGATACAAAACCTTTAATTACTTCAATATGTATATAATCATTTAATTGAATATCATCAACAGATTTACATATAAATTCAAATTCATTATTTTCATTTAATTTTCTAAAAGTTAAAATTTCACCTCTTACAAAATGTGCTAACATAGAATCTAGTTTATAAGAAGTAAAGTTAAATGTTTTTTGAATATCTTTCATTAAATCTATATGTACTCTTCCAGGTGTATCCCAAAAAGACAAATGATTTTCACCAAGTGCTGATGATTCTAATTTTCTTTCTTTAAATTCACAACAACGATCTTTTAATTTTGAAATATAACCAATGTCACTTTTCATATTTAATATTTTATTACATCTATCAAAAATATATTTTTCATCAAAACCGAATATATTATATCCAGTTATTATATCACAATCATTATCATTAATTTCTTTAATCCAGCTATCAATTAATTCTTGTTCAGAATCAAATGATTCAACAATTGTTTCGTTATCAAATTTAGAAGTTTGTTCTAAACAAGCAATCCATTTTCTATATGGTATACTTTCTCCTAGTTTTGTATATGTCATACCTATTTGAATTATACAATCTTTTTTCCTACTTGCTTGTGGAAATTCACCATCATGTGAAAAACATTCAATATCAAATGAAGCTATAATTAATGGTGCATTAATATCTTTTTTAATTGGAGAAATATTTTGCCAATCAACACTAAATTCTAATTCACAAGTTGATGCTTTATTTGAATTTTTTATTTTTTTGTAATTCTCTATACTTACCCAATCACATCCTCTAATTTTTCTTATGTGAAAACAACGTAACATCGGTGTTAAATTACTTTCATATAATTTAAATTTTGTTGGTTTATTGGTTATACCAGGAATCATAATTTCATTTTCTAACAAGTATGCAAATTTTTTCATACCAAAACTATTATTAAATATTAATCTAGCAAAATTAAATTCTTTTCCATTTGTAAATCCTTCTGCTTTCTTTCTTTTTACTAGATCAATACTTTGTAATGTATCTCTATGTCTCATCCAAATTTTTTTATTTTCTTTACTTTTAAACCATTTTTCCATAGTTTCAAGTTTTTTATTTATTTCTTGTTTTGATAATTTTTCCCAGGATTCTGGTAAGCTTATATAAAAATGTGGTGTAAAACCTGTAATTTTTGTATATACTGACTTACCTTCTTCGGTGCGTCCAAAAACATGAATTATATAATCACCTAATGGTTTATGGTCATCTTCTGTATCTATATCAACAATATCGTGATCTTCTACAAAATCATATATTTGAAATTCAATTGTCATAATATTTAATAACTATTTTAATAATATTACTTTATCAATTTTTTTAAAGATTTATATAATATAAAAGAATCTAAATTAACACTTTATAATAAAAATATTTTAATTTGAAAAAGCACAAAAATATATAATAAATTCTTCACTAAGTTTCTCTTCTAATTCATTATATAAATATTTTTTTGCTAAATCATATTTTTCTGGTTTAACTTTAGAAGATATATAATCCATTACATATTTTGTACCTTTATTAACAATTTCTTTTAATTCATTTAGGTTTTTATTATTTTTACTTATATATGATGATATTGCAGTTTGTAAATGTATTATTTGAAGTTCACCAATGATTTCATCATCATACATTATTGAATCATCCAATACTTTTATTTTGTTTTCTTCTATATATGTTCCTACTATATTATTTAGATATGTATTTGATACATAGTATATTCGTTTTACTTCATTTATTATTTCATTAACTTCACTATCTTCTATTATAAAACCCATTATACTTTCAGAATTGTTTAACATATAAAACAAAATTCATTTTTTTTATTTATTGTATCTAATTGTTTTATATTTGATTTTACTGCATCTATTTTATCCATATTTTTGTTAATAGAACTAATTAATATTTCTGCTATATAATCTCCAAAAGTATAATTAAATTTTTTACCTTGAACTTTTTCAATTCTTTTTTTCTTTGTATTATAATCATCATAAACTAGTACATGTTTTATTTCTTTATTCAAATCATTAAAATATCTAACACATTCAGGCTCATCTGTACATGAAACAATTGAAATAAATATTTTATAATTAGATTCACGATTTTTTAATACATCCATAAATAATTTTAAATTATTAGGTTGTCCATCTGTAAAAATAATAATTAATAAATTTCTTTCAAAATTTTTTTTACTATTTAAAACCTCTTGAAATCTTTCTGCTAATGGCGTAAACCCCTCTGGTTCATCAAAAAAACTTTTATAATTACTTATATCTTCAGATCTATATAAATTTTTAATTGCAGGTCTATTTAAGTAATATATATCTATAGCATTATTATCAAATATCGATGCTAAATCAGTTATAATTTTAAGTGAAGTTTGTACTTCATTCCATCTTGTTTTTCCTGAATTAAATATAGGATTTTTAACTAGATTTAACATAGAACTAGAATCATCACAAATTATACATATTTCAAAATGTTCTAATTTATTTAATTCAATAGCAAAAAAATCATTTATATTATATCTTTCAATAATAATTTGAAATCTCTCTAAATTATCTGAATCACTCATACTATTAATAATTATTTTATAAAAATTTATTAATCAATTTTTTTTAGTTTATTTAATTGATAAAAAATTCTTTATATTATATTTTTTTACAAATTAGCTAAAGCAACTCTAATATATTATGATATGACAACAAATTGTTTATTTGACGAAATACTTGGAAAAGAAAAAGATGATGGTAATATTGAATATAAAAAATTGTTAATAAATTTAGATAATGATACACTAAATAGAAGGATTACACAAATGAAATATAGACTTTACGAAGGTATGGGTGAAGCATTTTATTTTATTGGTGTTGGTGATGATGGATGTATAATTGGTATTACTGAAGAAGAATATAAAGAATCAATAACAAATTTAAACTTAATTGCAAGTAAAATAAATTCTTGTGTAATAATAATATCAGAAAGTTCTAAAAATAATAAATGGGCTGGTGAATTTTTAATTAGAGAAAATGATAAAAATGATTATATTGATATAAAAATTGGTGTAGCTGGAAATGTAGATAGTGGAAAATCAACAACAATCGGAACATTAACTAAAGGTATTCTTGATGATGGTAGAGGAAAAGCAAGAGTACATGTATTTAATTACAAACATGAAATAACTTCAGGTAGAACAAGCTCAATAGGACATCAAATTATGGGATTTGATAAAAATGGTAATATTATAAATGATAAATTAGAAAAATCAAATTCAACTGTTTGGTCAGAAATAGCAAGTAAGTCAGCTAAAGTAATTTCATTTTACGATCTTGCAGGACATGAAAAATATTTAAGAACTACTATTTATGGATTAACGTCATTATATCCAGATTATTGTTTGATTATGATTGGTGCAAATATGGGTATTAATCATATGACACGTGAACATATTGGTTTATGTATTAATCTTAAAATTCCATTTATTATTTTAGTTACAAAAATTGATATTGTACCTGTAAATGTTCTTGAAGAAACTATGCAAAAAATAAATAATATGTGTAAAAACAGAATGAGAAAAGTCCCATATCATATTAAAGATAAAGCTGATATTATTAACGTTATAAAAAATATCAAATCAGATTCAATTGTACCAATAATGCAAATTTCAAATGTAACTAATTTTAATTTAGATTTACTTAAATCACTTTTTAATTTATTACCAGTGCGTAATGAATATAATCAAAATATTGATCAACATGTGGAAATGTTAATTGATAACAAGTATTCTGTTGCAGGACATGCATCAATTGTTTCTGGGATGTTAAAAAGTGGAACAATTCAACTAAATGATAATTTACTCTTAGGACCTTTTCATGATTCAACATATAAAAATGTTAAAGTAAGATCAATACATTTGAATTATAAAGAAATAAAAGAAGCAAAAGCGGGTACTTATATATGTGTTTCACTTAAAAATATTAATAGAAGAGATATAAAAAAAGGAATGGTTTTAATAACAGATAATAATGAATTAAAATTAGCTGTTAAAAAATTTAAAGCTGAAATATATATATTACATTCACCTACTACAATAAAAGATGGATATCAACCATTTGTACATATTGAACAAGTAAGACAGTCAGTTAAAATGTCAAATATAATTAATAAAGAAAATGATAATATATTAAGAACTGGTGATAAAGCTACAGTTGATTTAGAATTTATAGCAAAACCAGAATATATTAAACCAGGAATGAAATTGATATTTAGAGAAGGTAAAATTAAAGCTGTTGGGAAAATTATTAATATTTATTAATTTACATTTCCATTTGTTTTATTATCCATAAATCTGATGATAATTTATCATCTATTAAATAATTATAAGGTAAATAAAAATAACCTTTATCCCCCCAATTAGTACCCCATGAATTTCTCATTATCCATAATTTTTTTTTTTCATCATATCCTACACAAACTACTGCATGACCACCTAATAAATAATCTTTTTTTGAAGGCATTGGTACAATACCAGTTTTTTCTACAATTATTGTTTGAAATGATGAATATATTGCTATACCAACAACAAATGGTTCATTGTTTGCTAAACTAGTTTTCATTGATATTATTGTGTTATCTATATTTTCAACTATTAAAGCTTGATTTTCTAAAGCTTCTTCATAACAATTATTAGGTGGTTTCTCTGTAAATTTACTAATATCATAAGGCCAAGATGATTCTTGACAAATACCATAAGTTTGTAATGTTTTAATTCCATCTGATAAATAAGCACCCGAATCATTATGAATTGTATTTATTAACATTCTTTCATTATAATATAAAAATAATCTTGAACCAAATAAACTTTTTTTATCATAACCAACTATTGATACTAATGCATTAGCAGTACATGATCCAAGATTACCTTGATCTAATATTGGTTGACATTTTTCTCTTAAATCTATTATTAATGGTAATTTTATTATTTTTTTTTGTTTTCTATATTTTAATTGATTTTTTTTAAGTCTGTTTATTTTTACATTAAAAATTCTTTTATTAATTTTTTTTTTTTTATTTCTACTTATTAATATTTTAAAAAAATCGTTTTTTTTCATTTCCTCCTTATTATATATTTTTATTTTTTTATTAGTATGGGTGAAAAATATTTAAAAATGAA